ACAGCGGCGGCGCGTCGTCCCCCGTGTAGGTGAGAATCAGGTCGCCGTTTTCGTCAACCTCAACGCCCCACAGGCCGGCAGCGGCAATCGCTCCTCCATCTGCTCCCTGTGGGATGCCAAAGTTCAGCTTCACAGTGCCATCTTCAACTGTTTTCGAAACAGTAGCGTCTGTGCCTGCGGGAAGAGTATTTGCTGATACCAGCATGTTTTCAATGGACTTCTGTGCCTTTTCCGCTCCAGTTTTCGCCTCCTGTGCCGCTTCAGCGGCGCCTCCCGCAGCCGCTTCACTCGCCTGGGCATTTGTCTCACTGGCCTTGGCGTTTTTCGCCGCAGTCTCTGCGGCAATGCGGCTGCTGTCTGCGGCGGAGGCGCTCTGCTGTGCCTGATTAGCGCGGGTGGCGGCCTCCTGTGCGGCTTTGGAAGCGTTTGCCTGGGCACCGGCAGCGGAAGTCGCGGACTGTACAGCCAGCTCCTTGGCCGCCGCTGCTTTTTCTGCGAATTGCTTGGCGCCGTCCCGGGCACCAGAAGGGTCGTTTCCGCCGTCCGCGTCCTTGAGGGTTCCACCCTCCGCCCACACCTGAGCATTGTGCGCACTGATGGCAGCCGCGGTCTTGGCCTTCCCCGCCTCGCCCTGAGCCTTCTCTGCGCCAGTTTTTGCCCCAGTAGCGGCGGTAGCGGAGGTCTGCGCGGCAGCGGCGCTGTTTTTGGCCATCGCAGCACTCGAAGATGCAGCAGTTGCGGAGGCTGCCGCTTTTTGCTCACTGCACTTCACGCTTGACTCCACGCTGTCCAGCTCGTCCAGTCGGGACGCTACCTTAGAAGTGAGCGCGAGCATCTGCTGGTACTGGTCAGGCGTGGGGTCTTTGCCGGGGTCGGCGTCAGGACCGGGAAGCACACGATACGGGTTATCCGCCCAGATAGTGCTGCGGACAATCACCCCGTCGTCCTCTTCCGTTCCATACAGACCGATTCGGAGATAGCTGCCGGCACTGCCTTTAGCCAGCACTTCCCAAGGGATAGTACAGCTTCTACCGTCCGCCAGCAGCGTTGCCCGCTTGTCTACCCGGGTCTCGAATACCGCCATCCGGGCCATCCCGTCCCAGGTCGTATCGTCCGGCGAAAAGGTGAATACTACCTCATTGGCCCTGATTCCGCCCTCAATGACCGGCTCTCCGCAGGTAATCTCCAGAGTACTCTGGTAAACCTGAAGCCGAATTGCCATTTACATCTCTCCTCTCGCGAGCTTGTTCAGCCGCGCCAGCTCGTCCTCCCCCAGCAGCTCCAGTGCCCACTCCCGGGGCACATGGTTGGGAAATCGCTTGTCCATACCCATGGCCTGATAGTACCGATTCCAGAAGTACACATTGGCCAGAGCACGGGCGCGGTGCATCACACAGATAAAGGTTGCTCTTTTGTTCGGGGTCCCGAACACCTGATAGTTGTAGGCGCTGCACCAGGCACAGCCGCCAGCGATGGGGCAAGACCAACATGCTTCCTCAGACTGGCTTCTCCGGGTAACGCATTTGAGGCACTCCACCCGCTGAATCTGCTCCGGGGTGACCTGTACGCCGCCGTCCACCGTACCGATGACCATGGGCTCTACCTGGCCACCCAGAGAGCTTTCCATGTACCGCAGGCAGGGGTAAATGTCGCCCTTCCAGTCCACAGCAATCATGTCACCGGTGCCGCCGCACCAGTTCCGGTTGTCTGATGCTTCCAGCGGCTGGAAGTGGTTCTCGTCGAAGATGGACAGCAGCACCTGGTCGTGGAGGCCCTGGTCAAATAGCCAGTCGGCCAGGTTACGTAGCTCCCGGTAGAGCACCCTTCCGTGCTCCAGCGTCCACCCCTCCTCGAACACGCAGTTGAGGAATATAGCCCGATATCCCAGATCTATCATGTGCTCCACAGCTCTGGCGGTGTGCTCGATGTTGCCCGGAGCAATGGTCATCTTGGTGGAGAGAACCCCGCCTGCCCTGCTGTGCCAGTCCAGTGCGGCGTCCACGGCCAGACGATAGCTACCGGAGCCGTCAGGGAACACCCGGCAGGCGTCGTGGAGGGCCTGGTCCCCATCCACCGAGACAGTGTAGGATACCAGACCGGCGAAGTCTCTCAGGTAGGCCTGGACCTTTGGCGTGCGGTAGAGGGTACCGTTGGAGCAGATGGACACCCTGGAGCGCACGAGCCAGGGATGGTCTCTGCGTATCAGCTCCCCGAGCCACCACTGGGTAATCTCCCGAATCTGGTCGATGGCCAGCAGGGGCTCACCGCCAATCAGGTCCAGAATGATGCCTCCGGTGTTGCGGCTGTTCATGTATGGGTTACGGTCGTCCAACAGCTGGGTGAGGAAGCGCTTGGCCAGCTCCGGGTCCATGAAGTGGTGCCCCTTGCAGGTCTGATAGCAGTAGGTGCAGCACAGGTTGCACCCGTCGGTCACCTGGAGCGTCACGCACCGGACCGGCTTTCCGCCCAGGCCGCCCAGCTCGGGGTAGAGCCGGGCGATAGAGTTCTGGAACTCCTCCACTCTGGGGCGCATGTCAACCGTCCTCTCTCAGGTACACCGTCATCACTCTGGTTTCGGGCTCCAACACCCACCGGACCCGATCGGGATAGGCGGTCATGTAGTCCCGCTCCAGGTCAGCCTTGCAGCGGTCCAGCTCCTTGAGGGCGTCCATGTACCTGGGCAGAAACCGCCGGAAAGCGGTGCCGTCGTCGTCCATTCTGGTGGTGATGACCGCCATAATGTTCTCCAGCGCGGCGGCCTCATACCGTGCCCGCTCAAACCGGAGGTTGTCCGCCTCCGAGATAGTCACCTGAACTGTTTTCATGCTGTATCCTCCTTTTACCGAAGCGACTGATTGTACAGTCCCTTCATAAACTCGATGTAGGGGGCCATGTCAGCGGCGGTGTAGACCTTGCTGGTGGGCCGGGTTTTGCTGTATCCGGCCTTCTCGCAGTTTGCGAACACGGCCTTTGCGGCCTCGGCCAGAATCTCGTCATTGAGCTCCGCCACCTGGCTGTCCGCGGGGGTAATGCTCCGGCGAGAGAGCTCATTCAGGATGAACTCCTGAACCCCGGCCATATCCGCTGCTTTGAGGACCTGGTCCAGCTTGATGTTGGCGCCCAGGCTGTTGTAGGCCTCAGATTTCCCCTGGGCCACGCAGCCGTTGTCGCACTGACCGGAGCAGGAGCCGGTACAGGAGGTACAACCGTATGAGCAGGACCCGCCACAGCCCGAGCAACCGCCGGAGCAGGAACCGGTGCAGCTTCTGGAACATGTAGAGGCGCATACCGCGGAGCAAGAGCCGGTGCATGTGTTCCAGCACTCGCCCGTACAATCCGAATCGCAAGAACTGCCGCAACCGCTGGAGCACCTATTACCACAGCTCCCAACGCAGATCCCCGCGCAGTTGTAGTGGCACTCGGATATGCAGGTCACGGCGCAGTCATTGACGCATCCGCCGCTGCAATCAGAACATGCCATTTTCCCCACCCCCGTCAGGCCCAGGCGGCTCTGGCCTGGGACCAAGAGGCTCCGTCAAAGAACTTGATGACGTTGCCGTTTCCGGTGTCAATCCAGAGCAGCGACGTGTCATCCGGCGCGGAGGGCCCGGCCTGGTACATTCTCACAGCCCCCAATGCAGCCGTAACAGCCTCGCGCACCGCCTTTTTACTCATCGCATCCCCATCATCTTGCGGGTCCGACAGGTTAGTAATCCGGTGCCCGCCTGCGTCCAGGTCCCAACCAAGCTGCTGACCCTGGTCGGGAATGGTGCCGCCGGCCACTCTGGAAATGGCCTCCTCCAAGTCAGACAAGGCTTTCTCCACAGAGGTGCCGTCGGAAGTGAGGATGTCCGCAGCACCACCGGTTCCGTTGAGCCGACCAACCAGCTTGGCGTTGATGAAGCTGCGAATTTCATTAAAGAGACACTGCATGTCCGCCCGCACCTGGGCCTCGTCAGGCTCATACGTGGGAAAGTCTGCGGGGTTGGTCCAGTCCTTTGTGTAGGACAGCTGTTCAAAAGCCACTATCTATCCCTCCCCTGGTATCGGTAGAAAATCTGCGCCGAAATCACCGACATATCTGTGGCGGGCTCACTGTTCTCCAGGCGCATGGAGAAGTGCCGCACATGGCGGCAGCCCGGCTTTCTTCTGGCCGCCGTAGCGAATCGGGTGACGCCCAGGTATCGGTACCGCAGGTTTCTGGGAGCCAGTGCCCAAGAGAAGGCCCGCACCGGAGTCAGGTCAGCCCGCTCCTCATAGTCGGAGAGCCATGTGATGTTGAGCAGGCTGTTGGTGTCTGCCCGCACCACAAAGATGACGCTGAGAACATCCTTGAGCCTGTCGTACCCGCCCATGTTCTGCGCTGCGAAACGGTAGACCTTCTCAATGCCCTGCTCATAGTCAGAGAACACTCGCCGCATAGCGGTGATCCGGCCTGCGCCGTTCATGTGGAAGGCCCGCTCATTCTTCCGGAAGAAGGCCGCCGCATTGATGTTGGTGAAATAAAACCAGCTGGGGTCGCTGTACTGGCTGAGCACGTAGTCCCATACGAAGGCCTCGCCGCCGGCGACCACCCAATACCGCTGGCCGTCGTCGAAGGAGGTTGTGACTTCGCCGCCCCGCACCTTTTCCAGCAGACCCGGGCGCTGCTCATTACCGTTGACATTCCGGCTGAGCGTCTCAATGTTGTTCTCTCTTGCGGAGGAGGAGTCCCGCACCAGGTGAACACCCTGCTCGGTGTTGCAGAACACCAGGTTGTTCTCGATGAGCTGAATGGTCCAGGGCAGATCACAGCCGATGCAGCTGTTGATGTTGGTGTAGGGCATCTCCAGCATCACCCGCCCGGAGGCCATCTCCACCGTATCGAATACCGCTCTGCCCACGCTGTGCTCCTTGAAGATGACCAACATGGACTGCTGCTTTCCGAAGCCGGTGATCCGCTCCTCGGTATCCCCGGCCAGGTTGTACTGCTCAAAGGGGAAGTATCCGGGGTCCATCACGATGTGGTTTCCGCTCCAGAAGTAGGCGTTGGGCTGTGCCTTGCATCCGCCCACCACCACGCACACATTCTGGTCCCCGCCATACACCGCCGCGTAGGGACAATCCATGATGCTGTTATAGGCGTCAAGGTTCTCCTTGGTAAAGGTGATGCGCACGGTGTTGACCTGGGTGGGGTTGTGGTGTGTGGGCTCAGTGGTAAAGGTCACAATGCCCTTCGCCAAATCCACCTTGTAGTCGGTTTCAGCGGAGAGCTCTTCCCCATCTACCACAACCTTATCCACAGACTCCACTTCCTGGACGGGTAGGTGGTACTCCTTCACCCCCTGCACAGTGGAATACCACACGGTTTTCTGGGGGCACAGTCTGTTTTCCGGCTGGTATTCATCTCCCGCAGCAGTGGTAGGCTCCGTGTTGATAAGGATGGTGGGCGAATAGGCCTCCACAGTGGAAGCCTTCAAGCTCCCGTCCTCCTGGTAGTCAATGCGGAAGTATCCGCCACGGTTCTTGTACAGTAGGGCCTCCTCGAACCGGAAGAAGGTCCCTCGGTTCTCCGGCACATCGCTGATGAGCTCTGTGAGGGTGTAGGTCTCTGCCTCCATGTCGTGCATGTCCACGGCATAGAGCTTCGTGCCAATGTGAAGCACGGCAAAATCCCAAAACAGGTCATCCGCGCATGTGAAGCCCACCCCCAGGTCCTGCTCTTCGGTCACCCATACCTGACCATCCCGGCAGGCCAGAGCGCCGTCCAGCCAGATGAGGTTTTTCATCTCCGGAGACTGGTCCGCGTCCATTCTGTAATCCAGGTCCCACAGGTTCAGTCCCCCGTCAAGCCTGGGCAGATCGATAACATACTCCTTCGGTTTGGACGGCAGGTTCGATAGACTCACATACACCCGCAGTCACCGCCTGTCTCCAGCTCGTGCATCCACACCGGATCGTACACGTCCTCGATGGTGTTGAACTCTGTCTGGGGCATCTCAGTCAGCCGGGACAGTCTGGACTCGAACTCGTTGTAGAGGGCTTGATAGGCAAATGCGTCGTCCAGCATGGCCAAATGGGCGGCCACGTAGTACGGCAGCGCAGCCTGTACCTCATAGGTGTTGTCCAGCTTATCGTCGTCCGCCGGATTCATGCCCAGATGGATAGGGTGCCGGTAGTATTCCACCATCACAGTTCCGGGCAGCTCCTGATCCAACGCAAACTGCCGATCCCCCAGCATGTGGTACCGATGATAGCGGAAGGGCTTTCCGTCGCGGAACACTACCATTCCGGCGGAGCACATCTGCCAAAAATCCTCGGGCATGGAGTACACGACCACGTCTCCAAACCTGGACCGGCTCAGTGCGCTGAGGGGCACCAGCGCCCGGATGCGCCGCACCGTGGTGGCCACGTACTCCTGCGCGTCATCCAGCAGAGCCGGAATTTTGTTTACATAATCCGCTTGGTTGTTGTAGCTCAGCTTCACCGCGTCTCCCGCGATGGTGTACTGGCTGATGAGCTGAAGGGTAAAATCACGCGCCCATGCGTAGTTCATGCCGACACTCCTTCCCTGGTTTATTTTTGGAACCTGCGCCCGGAGTCGAACCGGGCCGCGCGGCGGAGCGGAAGGAGGTAGAAACCGGTCCGTAGACGCGCGGCGGAGCGGAAGGAGGTAGAAACCGGTCCGTAGACGCGCGGTAGCCAAGTACGCAGGTATGCGGAGAGGGCGCTCCGCCAAGTCCTCGCAAGCTCCATATCGCTCACTTCGCCGTTTCCGGCAAAGCTCGTTCATTTCGCTGCTCGTCCTTTCCCCACCGGGTCAATGGCCCGGTGGGGGTCCCAGGGAGCGCCCTCTTTGTGGTTATCAGCCGATGTTGAGCACGGCGTCGCCGACAGCCAGGGGGTTGTTGGAGCTGTCCACCTCGACCACGCGGATGACCTTGTGGCTGGAAGTGGGAGTGATCTGCATGCCGTTGGAGGTCAGCTCAGTCCACTCGCCGGGAGTGATGGCGGAGCCGTAGGTCACCTCAGTCAGGGCACTGGCGTCAGCCTCGGTCTTGTAGTAGCGCTTGTTGCCGGCCACAACCTCAGGCAGCACCAGGACGGTGGACTTGCCCTTGGCGGTGGCAGCGGTCATCACAGTGAGGCTCTTCAGAACCGACTGGCCGCCGTGGTAGTACACGGCGTCGGCCTTCTCGTTGAGCACGAAACAGTCATAGATGACACGGCCCTCGACCAGCCAGCCGGAGATGCCGGGAGGGTTGTCGTGGATCTTGTAGTCCTCCAGCTGCTTGGGGGCAGTGGCGGCGATGGGGTGAGTCAGCAGGAAGGCAGCGCCGGCAGGCAGTCGGCTGGAGGGCACCTTCACGATCTTGGTGCCGTCCACCTCGCCCATGACGCCCTTGATCACCATGTCCTGGGACTTGTCGCCGTACTTCATGAAGGCGGGGTCCTGCTTGAGGAGGTTGGCGAACCGGTAAGTGCAGAAGCACACCCGGCCCTTGTCGGGGACGTTCTTGTTGCCCAGAACCTCCTGGCCCTTCAGGAACATCTCGTAGGCGTTCTCCTTGGTCACCTCGTCGGAGGCAGTGGCGCCGCGCTTCACGGCGATGCTGGCCAGTGTGTTGAACACGTAGGTGTCGAACTCAGGCACAACCACCTCGCGCAGCTGGCGGGACAGTGCCTTGCCGGCGTCGGACACCATCTGGCTCTGGATCTTGTCGCCCTTGTCGATGATGAAGGTGAAGGCCCGGTCCTGGGTGACCTGGATGGTCTGCACGTTGCGGGTCAGGTCGTCGGGGGTGCCGTACCGGTTGGCGCCGGAACGGCTGTAATCGGTCATCTTGACCACAGGGATGGAGTACACCTTGACGGTGTCAACGCCGGTGAACTCGTAGTTGTTGTTCAGCGCCATCATGGCCTGAGACTCACGGTGGAACCGCTCGTCAACGGCCTTGGCGTACTTGGAAGCAAGATTGATACCTGCCATGATTCAGATTCTCCTCTCGTCTATGCGACGCAGAGCGCGGAATCATGTCGGTCTCACAGTTTCACAGTCTCACGGTCTCTCAAAAATCGTCGGAATCAAATCCCCGGAGGAAGTCGTCCTTCGGCTTGGTGTCAGTGGCACCGCCTCCAGACACACCACTCACAGGGGCCCGCGCAGCTGCCGCCGCGTTGTGTTTCAGTACCTTGTTCTCTTTGGCGACCTTCTCAGCCTCTTTCCGGGCCTTGTCAGCCGCCGCTCTCGCCATCCGGGTCTCATACTCCGCGTAGGCGAGCACCAGGGGCTTGCCCTCCTCTGCACAGGCCTTGGCTACCTCCTCAGGCAGCTGGATGCCCTTCAGGTCGGGACGGGCTCTCATGAGCTCCTTCACCTCTGCCATAAAGTCCCGCTTCTGGGTCGCCGGCTTGGGGGGAAGATCCTCCGCAGCCGAGGTATCGACCTGGCCGGATTTCTCCGACACCCGATGGGCGATCCGGTTGGCCACGACATCCTTGGCCACCTCTGCGTGGACACCTTCCTGAACCAGACGGGCAACTTCATTGTCCGTGTAGTTCTTCTCTGCGGCGTCCAGCATAGCGTCCACGGAATCGTACCCCATGGCTCTGGCCAGATGCTCGGTCTTTTCCACCAGGGGATTGAGCTTGGCCAGCTTACCCTGGAGCCGGTCGGTCACCTGGGCTTTCTGGTAGATGGTGGGCAGCTCATCCGGGTCCAGCTCCACGTCCAGGTCAGTCCTGTCAACGCGGGCCTTGAACCGGAGTTTATCGTGCTCCTTTGCGGGTTCAGGCTCAGTGGTAGGAACCTGCTCATCCGTCTCGGCACTGTCTCCGCCATCCTCTTTCTCAGGCTCAGTGGTAGGAGCCTGGCTCTGAGGTGTAGTTGCGTCTTGCTCAGCCTCATCGTGCTCTTCCTCGCCGGACTCGTCAGCCAGGCCGGACAGAGAGGAATCAGCTTCGCTGAAGATGTCGTCGCCTTCCTGCCAGCCCTCGGGCATGATGGCGTCCTCCTCTTCAACAACAACTGCGGTATCGTTCTCGTACATGTGAAATCCTCCTTTTAAATCCCTCTCGGGTAGGAGAGGGTGTTAAATCACTGGCCAAGCGCCGCCTTGTTAAGCAGCGCGTTCTTGGCCGATGTGGGTAGTGTCGCGAACTTCGCCTGGGTGCTGCCCGGCATTTCAGCCAGCAGCTTGTCCTCTGAGAGCTCCCCCGCCGTGGCGGAAGCAATGCCACCCGGCGCTGTGGCGCCGCCGGTCGGGGTGGCAATCCCGCCGCCGGAGTTCGGCATACCGGTCGCCATGGCCGTTCTCTGTCGCAGCTCCCGAATAAGCTCAGCCTTGCGGGGTACCAGCTTGTCGGGAATACGCTCCAGATAGTCAATGACCTCCAGGGTGCCGTCCCGGCGCAGGTTGTCCAGGGTTTGCACCATGGCGATTTCGGAGTAGTAGGTAGCGGCGCCTGCGTTGACCCGCACGTTGAACCAGAGGTGCTTGAACTTGGTGAAGTCGTAAAGCTCCACCACCCGCCGTGTCACCGTGTTGGTCATCATCGTGCCCGTCATGGGGTTGAGCATGGGTGCGCCGGTGTTGGGGTCATTCATGATTTCGGTGAACTCCCGCTCCCGCACGATGGGCCGTTCACCATAATAGGTGCCCATCATATCCAGCAGAATGGCGCCCACGTCCTCCATCCACTCGTAGAGTGCGGACCTGGTGTTTTCCAGGGGCACCTCTGCGCTGGACTGAAGCACCATCAGGGCCGAGGTGTTGTCCGGCTGCACGTTGCCCATCTGGGCGTCTGTGGCACCGAGGCAGTCCTTGGTGTAGGCGAAGGCCTTGTCGATGGACTGGATAATCTGGTTGGACATATCCGCCGGCTGAAGGTTGTAGGCCACCTCGCTGATCTTTTGGCCGGGCTGAAGTCCCCGAACACCAATGGACAGGCCCACCTCGTTGTTCCACTGGCTGATGAGGTCGGCATTGTACACGGTCTTGGGGAAGCCCATCATCTGGAGGTGGCGCATCACCATGGCGAACATGGTGTTGATGTAGATCTGGTTGGGCACGATGCCGGTCACCAGCGCCCGCCCGTGGTACTGGTTCTTCTGCTTCTCCCAGTTGCCCCAGGCAATGGGGTAGCGGGACAGGCCGGTGTCCACGTTCTCGAAGATGGTACAGCCTCTGGTGCACTTGGACACATAGACCGTGGTCACCAGCTGCCGGGCCTTCTTCATCTTGTAAGATCGGAAGAGCACACGTCTGAACTCCAGT